ATGATGAACAGATTGTTAAAAAACCAAGTTCCAGAAGTGAGGGCAATTTTCGACCGCCACCACCGAACAGTTTCAGGAAAGAAAAACGGCAAGGTCATTCACGACAATTCCGTTAAAGCCTCCGTAGTCATTGAAGTGTATCATCAAGGAAAAAGGGCTTATTTCAATACCGGGGTAAAAATCACGGCTAACCAATGGAATGATGGCATCGTCATCAGAAGCAATGACTGCATGAATATGAATGCCGCCATTGATTCCGTGAAAAAAAGCATCAATGACTATGTTGCAGACTGCATCAAGTTCAACAACCCTTTTTCCCTTGACGGATTGAAAAAGGCCATGGAGATTAATGCAGCGTTTTCCAGTGGCTCTTTCCTTGATTTCTTCTACAACAGAATATTTGAGAAGCCCATATCCCCAGGAACCAGAAAAGGATATATCTCAGTTTACAACAACTTATGCAAATGGGGAGTGATACAAAGATTCTCCGACATTACCAAGGGCAACTGCAAAAAATGGATGGATGAAGCCTGCAACAAAGCGCGTAAAGATAAATTCGCGTATAATAACATCAAATGCCTGAGAAGCATTATTTCCGATGCAAAAGACTTTGGGATGATTAGAGAAAATCCATTTGACGAAATGGAGATCAAACGAGACCGCTCAATCAAGCACGAATTTCTAACCGCCGACGAACTTGAAAAATTCCTCGCAGTAGAATTAGACGAAGAAACGCTCTGCAAATCACGAGACCTTTTCCGATTCATGTGCTATACTGGAATGAGCTTTACCGATGCAATGTCTTTCGACTTCGACACGACTTCAACCGATAACGGCAAATACCGTTATATCGCCAAACGAAAGAAGACTGGAGAGGAATTCAGAATAACATTGCTGAAGCCAGCTATGGCGGTTCTGGAGAAATACGGCTATCATGTGCCTAAAATCGACCAACACGTTCATAACAGGAATCTGCGTACCATCTGCCAACGCGCAGGAATCAAGAAGCATATAACAAGCCATTCAAGCAGGGTGACATGGGCTTCGACTATTGCTTTGGGGAACAATTTGCCTGCTGCTATTATTGCCGTGACAATGGGGCATAGCAACACAAGGCAAACAGAGTATTATGCCAAACTTCAGCAAACAACCGTTGACAAAGCTATGGATGCGCTCGATGAACTTCTATAAATATCCATAATACATCAGAGCAACTTTTATTGAGGAACAAACTAAGAACATGAGGATGGGGTCACATCAAATAAGCCCATCCTCTTTTTTATTGCAGGCGCATGAACTTATATCCAATGTCGCCATTCTTCAATTGCAGATCGTTATTGGTGATGAACGTCACTTCAAAAGGAAAATCCGTACCAGAGTTATTGTAAACCCTCAAAGGCTTTGGCTTGTCACTATTCCATTCCCAATTTGTAATCTCCGGGAAATCAATGGAGAGGTCGAATGTGGCATCAGAGCCAAAGCCGACTTCAACTTTTTCCACGCTTTTGCCAGTAACCTTACAAGTGCCACCGCTATTGAAAGTCAGCGTGAGGTCGCCATATACCTTTTCCCAATGGTCTTCGTAGGCATAGCCTAATCCCGTCCATACCTTCCACACCTCAGTAACCTGCCATTTGCCTATAATCAACTGCGTCCTCTGATCTGGTGGGGTTGTAACTTCATCGTCGCCGTCGCTTCCACATGAAGCGAAAAGCATTGGCAGTAATGCCAGAAACAATAACTTTCTCATAATATTTCTATCTGTTAATGATTTATTCATTCACCATTAAGCCCCATAAACACAAAAAGGGCGCAGACATTTCCGCGCCGTTCCAAGTTCACCACAAACTCCACGATATACGGAAACGCTGCACCCTAAAGCGCATACGCTCCTATCGTGGTTTGGCTCGCTCTATCTGAGGTGGTGATTCGGAACGGCTGAGCCTCTAACCTGGCATATACCAGGAACCGCTGCAAAGATACGAATAAATCTGCAAATAACAACAACAGAAAGCATAGTTTGAGAAAAGTTTTCTGAATTCCTTACAAAATCATGCAGCTCTGCAAATGATAGTGAATGTAGCGTTACGCACGTACCTTAATATATATAAGTCAGCTGCTCCAATCCAGAATTTCCATTCAAAAATACTCTGAGAAATGGCTTAGATTTCTCGTCTAAAACGATTATGAATAATTGATTAACTGCCTATTACGCAACGATTTCCAGAATTTGAGCGATAACATTTGATAGGAGTTGATAGACGGTGATAATGTTAAGATTTTTTAATACTCAAAAATTGAACGATTTTTTATGTTTTGCTTGTTTTGTTCGACAAAAACCTCTAAATTTGTCGTAAAAATCAGCAGAATATGAAGAAAGAAAAAACAATGGTTGTGACTCTGAGCACCGATGAACTCTCAGAGATTGTCAAAAAATCAGTAAGTGAGGCTCTGGATGCGCATTCAAGAAAAAACGCCTCCATGCCTACGGATTCTAACGAGGATTTTCTGACTCCGGCTGAAGCCGCTAAAATTCTCCACGTAAGCAAAAGCACGGTATTCAACTATGAGAAAAGAGGCTGGCTGCAACGACGGAAAATAGGGTTGAAGATTTTCTTCACGCATGAATCCGTGAATGCTATCCTAAATAGTGGCAATAGTTGATCCATTAGAATAGTGTTGAGAAAGGTCTAACATGAATAAAAGGAAAGAAAAATGAGTAAAGGCTTTATCCAAATAGACCGCGAAATGCTGAATGACCCCTTATATAATGAGGGCAAATTCGACCATATCCGCGCTCTTCTTGACCTGCTATTCTTGGCATCATATAAGGAGCGAACTATCGCCATCCGAGGTAATAAAGTCAAAGTTGGCAAAGGTCAGGTAGCTGAATCTGAGGAAAGTCTGGCACGGCGTTGGCAATGGAGTAGGAACACCGTAAGGAAGTTCCTTTCTGCATTGGAAAATGACGGTATTATTGAACAACAGAAAAGCCGTTTAATTACGTTGATTACAATAAAGAAATACCTAATCATTGAACAACAAAATGAACAACAGAATGAACATCAGATTGCACAACAGAATGAACAACAGAATGAACAACCCTATAATAATATAAATAATAATATAAATAAAGAAAATAAAGAAAATTTCTCTACTGAGAGTGTCGCCAAAAAATTCGCCGACATAGAAAAGAATTTTTCAGAGAAAATTTCTGCCCTTGAAGAATCCTACGAGAATAAACTGAAGGAACTGCAAGATCAGTTGTCAACAAAATCTTCCAGAAAAACGAAGACGAATTCATCTGGAGAAAATTCAGTTGCCAATTCGAGTTTGGCGAAAATGGCCAAAGAAGTTATCTGCGAATTCTTCAAGGAGAGCTTTGGGGAGCCGATGTACTGGTCTGGTAAAGAAGCAGGATTAACTACCCAGTTGCTCAATAAGATTAAATTTAGCCTCAAACAAAAAGAACTCTCTGATAGCGACGAGGATATAATTAATGCCCTAAGAACCTTCTTGAAAAATTCTATTGATGACGAGTGGATAAAGAATAATTTCTCGCTTACGCTACTCAATACGAAATATAATGATATTGTGGTCAGCAGGAAAGGAAAACTTAGCGGAATGAAAGTGGGTGTAATCATTACAGATGATTTGAGCGAAAACTTTAAGGATGAAAAAGGATGGTAAGATATGGAAAATATATTTGAAAAAATAGCAAAGCCAACAATAACTCATTTCCGGATTGATGATGCAGAAGACCTTCTGAAACGAGGTCTGAAGCATTTTATCGGCGATGATTATAAATGGCTACCAGAATACAATGAAATCGTAGAATGGTTGTCCGACAATAAAGGCAAAGGTCTGCTTTGCATGGGAAATTGTGGCAGGGGAAAGACTGTTATCTGCCTTAATATTCTCAGTGCTGTTTTCCAGTATGTGCTGAGCCAGAACTACAACATCTACGACTCAGTAGAATTGGGCGATAAGATTGAAGATATTAAATCCTTTGGCTGCAATATTATGATTGATGATATAGGTCTTGAACAGGAATTCTCCAGATATGGAGAGAAACATATTGCATTCAGCGAGATTGTAGACATTGCGGAAAAGAAAGGTCTTCTGCTTGTGATCACAACAAATCTCAACCCAAAGCAATTAAAATCAAAGTACGGAGAAAGGACTTTGGATAGGCTCAAATCGATTACTAAATGCGTAGTATTCAAAGGTAATTCGTTGCGGGGATGAAATGTCTGGAATGTCGGTATATGGCTTGTAAGCAATTCTTCTTTAAAACGGAGATATGGACTGGCTTCTGCCTCAACCCGAATTCCCCCAGGAGCCGCACCCGCATAAATGGCACAGATGGATGCGAATGCTTTAAGAACGAAAATCACGAAGAAAAAACTGAAATGGATTTGTTTAACAACATATTAACATAGAATCATTTTTTCTTTCCCACCGATCAGTCGTGAGATTATATCGGTGTATTTTCATAGAATACCTACTTTCGTAAGGGGCGTTGAAGGACGAATGAGCCTTCGATGCCCTTTTTTAGCGTTTACACTAATTCTAATTAGAATAACAATAGATATTTTCCCCTAATTCGTGCGGTTTTTGGCAAAAAGGCTTGTTTCTGTAAATTTTCCTTACTATTTTTGCGCCAGAATAAAATTTGTATAACAATTTAAATTATTGAATTATGGCCCAAATGACATTAGAAGATGCTCAGGCAATGATTAACTCACAACGCGAGGAAATCGAAACTCTCCGCAAGGAGAATGGCGAACTAAAGCAGAGACTTGGCGAAGGTGACAGCGACGCACAAGTTGAGGCTTATCTTAAAGAAAAGTATGAGCGCGAGAAGCAGCAGCGCGAGAAGCAAGCAACTCTGAAGAAAGAACTGGTTTAATCGTTTTGCACTATGGAAAAGAATCAAGAGAGAAAAGTACCAGAATACGTCTCATTACATAACGAGGTGCTGAAAATCGGTGGCGACATCAAGAATCATGCCCGTCGTTTTATTGAGGCTTATACGGCTCTAAAGTCAATGGCAGATTTAGGCGGTGTTCCTGCTGATCCCAAAGACAGCACAGAGGCATGGCTTTCTGCATTGATAGATGCGAAGACAACTGAAATAGAGACATTGCCACTCACTCAACCCGACAAAGAAGCAGCCCGCGAGAAATGGGATGCAGTTAGAAGTGAGGCTATGCAATACGTTTCTGCTATTCAGAATGCCTTAGCCGCCTATCCTCTCCAGTATGTTGATGGCGACGACGGTCTCCAAGTTACGAATATTGATGAACTTACTGAGCTGAATTGCCAACACAAAGTGCCAGAGATTTGCCAACGACACTACGATAAATTTATGGCGGTTTACGATGCTTTGGTAGAATTCCGGCATTTTGAAGAGGAAAACTCTATCTGTCATTTCGCATTATGGGAGCTGCTTCGCAAGGCACGAAACCCGCAGGATTTCGCTTTGGGTTGGGTCAGCGGTGGATTCTCTTCAAAACCCGATCAAGTGTACGTGCAGCAAATTCGTGCAGCAGAACAATGGTAGAACTAAAACGTTTCGACTATGGGAATTATTGTAGGTGGTAAGAATCCTAAACACATAAAGTCCGAAGATTTGGGAAAATCCGATGCACGTCAGGTTCTCAGAAATGAGGCCGACAATAATAAGCATGGAGAGGATTATTCTCAACTGGAATTGAAACAGACCCTCAACTCCTTGAATCAAAAATGATAATTATTCCTGCTTCGGATTGCGGGGCTGAGAATGATTGAACTCAGCCCCGTTTTTCTCAGAAACAAAAAACTCATATATGACAGTCCATGACAAGAAAGCAAGAAATACTCAGTATGGCGAGTGCTTTTATGAAAGAGAGAAACCCCATCCTAAAGCCTGGCAGAAAAATCGTCATTCCCAGACATCATTTTTGTATAGATGAAGAATGGGGAACGGAATATTTCTGTCTGTCATGTGTGAATTTCACCTTAGTCCGGCATGAACTTATAAGAACGGCAGAGCACTTCCTTGGCCTCCATTTCTATGGAGTCAAGAAAATCGGCAAAAAGTTCCATATCATGTTTATGCGTGAAGACGGTGAACAACTTTAACATAAAAAATTACGATTATGAAATTCAAAGAATGTGAGAAAACAAGACGTAAGGGTGCCCAGACGTTCAGTATTCGGGCGACTTTTACACGAGGCGATTGCCGTAAGGCAGTCCAAAAAATGTATGAGGCAGATAAGACCTCCCACAAATTCAGCTATTCCCAACCTGAGTTTATCCATGACATCGTATATTATTTGCCTCTCTCAAAGTGGATGCTCGATGCTTTCCGTAAGCAACTTGGCGAATGGGCGTTTGATATTTGCGTTGCCAATGATTACATCTACACAAACCGTAAAGAGGATGCCGATAAGCCAAAATATTGGTTCATTGACGAAAGAGTTTTAGACATCAAGCCCGGTCCAAAAGCGAAACGAACAACTCTTCTGATTGATCGTGGCTAAACGTACCACTAACGATTAAAGACGATTATGAAAATGAATGGATATTATACACGTATCAGTGACGGTGTTGTCACTTACTACCCTAAGAGTGATAGAGATCAGGACTACGATCTCGCGATGGTTACGATTTTTGATACTGATTACCCTATAACCTATGGCATAGACAGCAGCTCAGATCAGATTCTGGTGCAAACGGTTGTGCTCAAAAATATCCCCGTAGGACTCCATGTCATAGCACCATTTGAAATGCCTACTGGCAACAAGGCTAACGTCATTGAACTTATCAAGGCAATCGGCAAGGCTGCTATTGCAATCAATGACAAATGCAAGGAGCAGGAGATAGGGTTCTTGCAGTTGTTAGAAGAGCATTTGTAGAACCTTCACGAAAGAACGCTCATGCCACAAAACAAAAGAACTATTGCAAAGGCTCTGGATGGCTATAAGGAGTATATCGCAGACCAAGTAGAAAGTCAGTTGAAGAAATACTGCTGGTCGTTACTTGATAATGCCATTAAGTCCAGACAGCAAGCCCCGGGGTCACATAACTTCACTGGCAACCTACTGAACTCCATCGTGGTTTGTCTCTATCGTGAAGGTGATCCCGTTATCGCCTACTTTGCCAGTAGCCTTGTGCCTGAGGCCATCGTTCCAAAGATGCGGAAAAGAAGTCGCAGGAGGGTTTTCTTCAGCAAAGACTATGACGGAGAGCAGAGCGCATATCTGCCTACCGTTGATACAAATGGAGGATGGGGTAGAGACGATGCCCAGAAGTTCTTTGAGTATTACAGACCAAAAGGCAACCACTTATTCGATATTGTTGTTGCATATACGGTTGAATACGCGGATTGGGTGAACTATGAGAGGGGTACGGCAGGAATTGTAAGAACGATGCAGTATGCAGAAGACCTTGGCCGTACATTCCTGCAAGTCCGATGATATGGTATGATTTAAAACATATAACTATGAACGATAAGGAGAATAAAAATAATGGTTCTGATCAGATTTCGCTCGAAGAGCAGAAAGAAATCATTGCCATGATGGGCGAGAAGCCTATTGAGGTTGAAATCCTTCGCACTAAGAAGCGATATACTATTGACTGGCTGAAGAATGCCCAAATGACCAAACTCGCGTCTTTGCTCATTCAAAAGAAGCATGGCGGCAAAAATGAAACCAATGAAGGTAGTGACACTTTCAAAGCCATCCTTGATGATAACAAGCTCGCCTGCAAGGTCGCTTCAATATATATCCTTAATGGCTTCTGGAAAATCAGATTCCGTTACTGGATGCTTTGGCGTTGGTTCTATTATATCCGTCAGTATGAGACAAGCCAACTCATGCCGCTGCTGCTTGCAGGGAGAGAGAGGATTCCGTTTGAACAATATCTCTTTGCCACATCAATTCAAGCGTCTGCCAAAGAAATACTCACGCAAATGACGATGCAGCAGATAGAGGAAAAACTACGTGAATTCCCTCGAAACGAAGGATCACAAGACCAAGGCCATGGTGACGATGATTCTGGAGAGAAAAAAGCGGAGTAAATCCATGACTCCCGTAATGATTTGGAAATGCCCAGGTACCCCATTATCTAAGTAGTTAAGAATATGAAGAAAAAAGAACTTGATAGGAATGTTCGGAACTGGATTGATGATTATAACTCAATTCATGTTTCTCAGATCAAAATCCCCAGACAACATTTTTGCACAGATGAAAGCGGGGAGGAATTCTTGATGTTGAAAGTGGAGAATAGGCAACAGTTTACCATTGGAGATTTTGAGGTTATGGAGAGTCATTTCAGACTTCGTTTCTTCGGTGTCCGCATTATCTCCGGCTATCTATATCTGCTTTTTTTCAATGGGTGGGGTAATCCTATTTTCGACAACTCAAATAAATACAAACTTATAAATCTTGATTGATATGATTGAAACAAAAGATGGCAAGAAAGTTGGCACACCCTCAGAAGGTGGAGGCCAAGGTAACAGTGTTAATCTCGGAGCAAGAGGCAATAGCAGCAGAAAGCCCACTATTGCCGTTCCCAGATTCGGCAGAGGTAGAGGCAGGGCGGGAAGCCCCAGACGATAAAAAGTGCCTTTAATAAATGCGCCCCCTTGATTGGAGGCGTTTTTTTGCCTTTTATGCTCATTATGTAAAAAATTATTATTACCTTTGCGTCGGCTTTAGTTTTATAGGACAATGTGATTGATGTGCATAGAGCCGTTTGCCGATTTCGACTTTGCTCATCCTCTCTGTTCAAAATTCGCGCCAGAAATGACGCGATTTTTTTGTACCCGATTCCCAAACACTAACAAACACTATCATTTACTACACCAAATAGACAATATCCCAAATATGTACTATTTTTATTTGTTTTTTCTTTTATTGCACCATAATTATTGCTATCTTTGCGCAAAAATGTAAAGAAAACGGAAATATAGCTATGGATTTTAATGCTTTGCCAAAAGACTTTATTATCAAGTCTATCATTAGAGAAAGTGGTCTGAAAGACCTTAGTGAGATCATCGTAAAGGATGGTGAGGTTTGCACTCCTTTCGAGGTTCTATCGCATTTTGAGAATTGCGACGAGAAGACCAGAGTATTGGTAGCCCTCTTTGTCGGCGTGTTGTCACTGAAAGATGGCAAATCCGATATTGTGATTACCACCCAGAAGCGATTGCAGCAAAGGATGGTTGGAGCAGCTGATTCGGATAGTCTGGAGGAACTCCTTACAAATGAAAATGTATCATACTTCTACCATAAGTATTCTACCCGGAAACGATTTGAAAGTCTGATGAATAGACTTGTGGAATTAAGGCTTTGCCGTGAAATATTCGCGTATGGTCGGCACACCTGCATAAACCTCACGTTATCCCATGAAGATTTTGTCGAGGCTATTGCAGCCCATTTCAAAGAGTCCAAGAAAGCAAGCCAGAAAAGAGCATTGGAAAAACAAAACGAAAAACGAAAAGCCCTATCAGCGCAGAAAAAGAAGACGGCATCGGAGGTGAAAAAACTCACTCAGGAATAAAGAACTAAAACCAAAGATTATAAATCGGCAAAATATGGAGAATCATCTTTCGTACTTGAAAATTCCTCTTCCACTGATAAGGGAGTTGCTTGTGACCCCAAGAAGCGCAGCGGACATTATCAGATTCTCAATTTATTGGATGGCCTCTGAATCATTGACCGCCAGAGAGGAATATAACGCCGTGAGGCAGGCTTTATATGAGTTTTGTCTTCGTTATCGTTGTAGCGCAAAATATGACGATGGCAAAGCCGATATTGAATGGGAATTCGACGAAAAAAAATGCTCACAGCCAGGAACCCTTCCCATATCTATCATAGAGGAAATAAAAGACTGCATTTCATCTAACAAAGTTTTTGACTCCGGCAATGAAGAGTTGTGGGTTAATGTTGATGGTGAAGATGATCGTGAGGTCGAACTGAACGATTACGCCATTGAACAACTAATAGAAAATATGGATTGCGCCGTATTTGAAGATGTTTGCACATGGTATAAGATTCGCCAGTTCAACCAGAACGTCAGACGTGGCGGCGATGACGGCAAGCATGACCTATTCGATGTTGCTGGATGCAGGACTTCGTACTTCAAATATTCAAACGTCAATACTGAGGTATGGGGCTATGTGCCGTTTGACGTAATGGAGAGATACGCCAATAAAGCCAGAAGCGGATTCGTGCCAGAATATGAGCGCGTCCAACTCGCCTGCTTTATCGGCATGAAATCTATTATCGGGATGAAGAATTATGCCGTTGCGCCCAAAGAACAGATTCTCGCAAGAATGATAGGTTGCAGGAATAAGAATGACTTCGAGGGTGAAATGAAGACCAAAAACAAAAAGGTCGAAGCCCGAAAGATCGTGGAGAAATACCGAAACGTCAGACAGTTCCCCAAACTTATGAACTCAATGGTTAGATTCGGCTACCTTCAATGCTGCTTCAGCAAGCAGGGTGCAGGCGGTGGATGGTGCTTTTCCACCAAACTGGATGAAGATACGGTGATGAATGACTTATTGTACTATGAGCAGGAGAAAATACTGGCTAACAACCACGTTCAGGACTCTTCCCGGGCATTCGCCAAAAGGATGAAGCAACTCAAACTAAATCTGGCACAAAATCAGCACAAAATTCCCTAAGTCATTCCCGGTATTTTTCCCGATTCCGTTCCCGACGGGAATACCCACAAACAAAGGCTTTGAAGCGAAAAACGTAAAGTTTAGCGTAAAGTCTAATGTAAAGTTTAACGTAAAGTCTGCGTAAAGTATAAATAATAGTATATAAATAATAGAATGTAAAGAAAACGAAAATAAAAAATAGAATACAAAGAGAATAGTTCGATTCGAAAATCGAACAAACAACCAATGGCATAATAATGCCTTGAATCAAGATCGTTTCTCATGCAATGAACAAATTATGCAATGATGATTTCTCAATGCCAGGAACCAAGATTTTTTGTCTTCAGTTGATTGATAAAATAATATTTCAATGATTCTTCTGACAATTCTGAGAAAAGAATTATTTTCGCGACGAAAGAAGATTTTTTTGGAGAAAATGGACTTTCGACAAATTTCGGCGAAATCCATGAAAAAATATCAATGTTATCGTATAGGGTAAAAATTCCATGCTTTCACAGCCGCCAACGGACATTTATTTCGCATAATGCGCGCGCGCGTAACCACAAAATACGAAAGAAAAAGAAAGATTATTTTGGTTTGGCAATGGATTCATGCTGATACGCGACGAAAATCAATACAATGTGCCAATCTATTATTTTATAAAAATAATATTGGGCGATTTCAAGCCGTTTTTTGAGTAATGTGAGGAATTTCCACGCCGGAGCATCGAAAAGCCGCTGGAAACGGCAATTAAGGCAAATTCTAATCCGTTATGACAAGTTTAATGGATTCAGGTTACTTCCTAATTATCCAAAAATCAGTTCTGCCAGAATGATTTGCATTGGGCTACCACTTTTTGCGGCTTTTATCCGTTTCTGCTATCAATGCCCTCAGACCACTATTCTATGAAACCATGATTTTCCATGAATTAGCCTCGCATGATTGATAGTTCATTTGGATTACAAACTTTGGGGCAACCGATTTCTCAGAATCTCGTTTTCTATCGGTGTACCAACTATGATAGTAAAAATGGCGCAAGGTTCAAACAACCAAAGCAAAAATACGCAAAAAGAGACAGATTTCAATGATGGCAATGAGATCATCGGTAGTCTCTGGCTCGATATGGGGCAAAATGCAGGCGAAATAGCCAATATCTGAATATTATCGTACTGCCAATGAGAAAAACGTCTTACGACCTTCATTGTTTTTCTGAGATATTAGAATTTAAGGGTTGGGGCTGAGCTTCGCAGGCTTATTTTTATCATTTATTATCGTACTCCCATGCTCTCAAATCTTTCGTACTTCCCAACGCATAACAACAAAAAAACGCTAACTTCATTATCTCAGATTTTGGCCAAGGGCATCGTACTGCCAATGGCATCGTACTTCGTGCGCCGGATAATCAGACCAATTCCATCAACGATTACAGCGAAACCATTTTTTTATCATCGTGCTTCTGGAATAAATTTCGTATCGTACTTTCAATATCGTATCGTACTCCAATGGCCAGAGTCCATCGTACTGCCGAAAGCCATAGTACTGCCAACCTGAATAATATATCGTACTTCCAAGGCTATCGTACTCCCCATCGTATAGTACTCTGGAATTCGTATCGTACTTCGTACTCCAGAATTTCGTATCGTACTTCGGGTAATCGTAGATATTATAAAATTCCAAAGGATAGTTGGCATTTTTTCGTTTTTAATTTATCGTACTCTATTCCATGAAAACTACCTCCGCAAATTATGGGGCTTTAGTCTTCAGTTTTTGTTGTCATTGTTTTCTCCAGTCGTTGAGCCTGAGTGATAGTCCAGGAACCGCCCTTTGCAGTCTTAAAGCCTTTTTCGTTCAACTCTTTTGTTACCCCACTCCATTTCATGCCGAGCCGTCTGCAAACCTCGATGTGATTCCATGCCGAGACATTGGCAGAGTTATTCCTTGCATTTTCCCTACGGACTTCAAGGCTTCTTTTTCTGACATCTTCGCCACAGCCCTCTCCTTTTGGCCTACCCAATCGTTTGCCCTTGGCCTTCAATTCAGCAAGAGCATCCTTTGTTCTGGTACTAATCAATTCCGCTTCCTGCTGAGCCAGCCCTGCAAAGATGGCAAGGGTTAGAGTATTGAACTCTGGTAGATCGCAGGCAACAAAATTGCAGCCTTTGTCTTTGAGGGCAAAGATGAAGGAAACGTTTCGGCTCAACCTGTCGAGCTTTGCAATGAGAAGTGTTGCTCCAGTTTCCTTGCATCTTTCAAGGGCATTCTGGAGTTGAGGACGTGAAGAGCACCTGCCACTCTCCTTTTCGCTGAATTCTGCAACTACGCTACCGCCATTGTTGGCAACGAATTTTGTCACCGTTGATCTTTGAGCATCAAGACCAAGCGACTGCCGCTTTGTCGATACTCTGTAATAAGCCACGAATTTCATATAACTTGTTTTTTACTTTGGAACTGCTGCAAAGGTAGTCATTTTCATTTGAAAAACACCCGTTTCTCAAATGTAATTTCTTCGCTTTGTCGATTTTTGGAACTTTTTAACTCTATGAATGCGATTTTCCAAAAATTTGTCAGCAAGCAATCACAAACTTTTTTCTGAGCTGTCGCCAGAACTTTTTTTGAGGTGTCGAAGACGGATTTTTTTTGAGGTTTGATTCTGGAAACTTTTTAGGTTGCTGAGCTTGGGATTTTTTTTAGTGGTTGGTGGAATTTTCTTTCTTTGTCGCTGCATGATGTTTTTTTATTAATGCGTTGTGGCGGTTTATGTTTGTGGCGGTGGTGGTGGTTTTATTCGTTTGTGTGTTGGTGTTGGTGGTTGGTCGTTGGTGTTGGTGGTTGGTCGTTGGTGTTGGTGGTCTTGGTGGTGGCGGTGTCCGTCTGGTTGTGGTGGTCTGGTTGTTGTGGTGGTTGTGATCACGTTGGGCGGTTCTGCGTTTGCATGGTCTTCATTTGGGCGGTGTTGGTGGTGGTTGTGTGTGCGCTGCATGATGTTTTATAAGGTCTTATGAGGTTGTTACCTGATAGCACAAAACAAACGTTGTGGCGGTGTTGGTGGTGGCGGTCTTGGTTGTTATCCATACAAGCCACAAAAGACCAACACAAAGGAAATAAACGGCAAAAAAAATAGGTGTCTGCGTATTGCAAACACCTTAGTTAAATGTTAGGGAAATATCTCCCGAAATTTTGAGTTAAATTTTTCCGTTACTTCGTTTTAAAAATGGTTGTGCCGATAATTTCGTTTGCTCTTTCCATTGCTTTTTCCTGCATTAAAATGTGGTCGTTTTCTTGTTTGTGAAAAACCGCTTTATTAAATGCGTTTAAAACGTCGTTTGTAATTTCGTCGATTCCGTCGATGTTTTTTTCTTCATCCGTTGTATCATTAATCGCCAACTCAAAAAAACGCTCACAAACGAAATAATGTGCTAAAGCCTCAACGAGCATTTTGTTTACTAATTCTTTGCGTGTCATAACTGTATGTATTTAGGAAATTAAAAACGGCTTTAGGTGTCCTAACATACATACAATATGTTGCGGTCGTTTCCGACACCGCCACCATAGCCGTTAAATCGTTGTTTGTTTGTCTCTTCATTTTTATATGTATGTTAGGATGCTGCAAAATTAGGCAATATTTCCGTAACTACCAAATTTTTACATAAGAAATTTGCAAAAAGTAAAAAACTAATACAAAACAAAAACAAAGCGCAAAAATGAAAGTCAAAAAAGCGGAATTTCTACAAATGCAAAAATGTGGGAGTGTAAAGATTTTACAAGTTATTGATTTTCATTTAGTTATCGTAAAAAGATACATTATACTAATAATGTAACTTTTTCGTATATATGTATATTATTTTATATAAAATAATATACCCCACCCCCCCCTTAGAGATAGATCAAAGCCCATACTCACCTCATACAAAAATTTTTTATTTTTTATTTTTTTTGAGTTAATGTTTCACGCTCTTTTTATTCAATGTTTCACACCCTTTCCAAAGTCATTTCAACTGCACTTTTCCCCTTGAATCATTCCACTCAAAGCAAGCATAGCCAAAGGGTTGATATTGGTTATTAAGCCCATGCCGCCATTTATTCAAGTCCTGCATATTTATGGCTCCTGGCATAGAGTCTGGATAGCGACTATGTTTGTTTGGCTAAAATGCAAATGCGCCATCTGAAAGCAAATCCAGACAGCGCAAACGCCGTTTAACAGAAATTATGGCATAAGAATTATTCCGACAACTTGGGAATCCGTTTATCAGAGAGTGTTATCTTTGACTGCGTTGAATGAATCTTATTAACAACAGCATATTTGCACCCGGTCATACGCTTCAGATATTCCTTTACCTCTTCGCTAACCACAACCATTCTCACAATGAATATGAATCCTTTTCCAAACATATTCTCGAATGTGCCGTAGCTGACAACCTTTTCTTTCAGATCATAATCATCGCCGATGGCGAGTGATTCCTTAACTTCGTCTTTTGTCTTCATATTCAAATTCCTTCAATAGTTTTCGGCAAAGATAAACAAATCTATTTATCCGAACAACAAAATTGGTTTGGAAAGTCCTTTTTATGGGATAAAGTGTCTAATTTGACTTCCATTTTTCTCGTATATTATGCTATTATCGTAAACTTTTGAATCTATGATTCAACGTTTACTAAAATCAGAAAAAAGGGGAATATATGGCAGAATATCGACGGCAAAGTAGATATAAATCGAGGAAATAGGCTCATTTTCGCTGAAACGGCATTGTTTTGTAAGATATTTTTACTTTATTTGCAGCATCGTTTAACGCATTAATACAAAGATTATGGCTGATAATATAGCACCGTTGATGTTTAGCGTAGCCATCAGCAAACTCGACGAAAAGATTAAGAAATGGCAGCATCAGATAGAAGACTTTGCCAGTAATGGCGGCAAAGGATATAAGCTGAAGATAGATTTCGGTGAAGCCGACACCATGCTCCGCACTCTGGCTCAGTTGTCAAAGACAGCGGAACTTACCCGCCTCCAGACCGAACTCGACGCATTGAAGAAAAAGTTCAAGGAACTCAATAACAGCATCGGCGGTAATACTGCCCAGAATATTTTCGAGCCTCTCAGACGCGGGGCAGACGAAGGGAAAAAGGTTGCAGACACAATTGAGCAGAATAAGAAGCGCATACTCGACGCATATTCTGATTTGATGAAGTCCGTAAACTCCTTGCAGGCTGATCGTGCTCATGCCCATGGCCTTGGCATTGACATCGGCGGTTCATCCAAGATGGTTCAGGACATCAAGGCATTTGCCGCTGAGCTGAACCGCATAAGCGGAAAGAACGGCATACTTGGTGATTCCTCTGCCATTAACGACATATTATCGAAATATCGGAACTATACCGAAGTCATCCGTATGCTTCGCAACGAGGTTGTAAGCCTATCCAAAGACCAAGAGCGTCAAAGCAGGAATGCAGCCTCCCAGAAAATCATTGACAACAAGAGCGTTAATGAAGCCATATATCAAATAGCACAACTCGAAAAGCGTTTGTCTGCCTTGCGTGACTTGCAGGGTAAGGCGCAAAACGCAGGCATAATGACCCCCAAACTGGACGCTCTGGTTAAAGACCTTGAAAGATATATGCAGAGATTCCAGCAGATCGTTCAGAATGGAGGTCGTTTGTCCGATGGCGTTACGACCTCTGGAATGATCAAAGCCGAAGGTGATTATCGCGCATTAACGGCAAGGATTACCGAGAACACCCGGGAAACACGCTTGAATATTGCAGCCCGAAGTAGTGCCATTGCCCTTACGAGTGCATTAGCCGCTGAAGAGCAACGTCTCTCCCAGGCTATCACTTCAAGCACATCTGCTATGCACGGACAATCGCAGGTTCTCAAAGACCTAAAGACTCTGGCAACGCAGTATTTCAGCGTTTGGGGTGCTAAGACCATTCTCGACAATATCATTCAGACTGGTGGTTTGTTGGAACAGCAACGCCTCTCCATCGGTGCTATCCTTGGCGACCTTCACCAAGCCAACGCATTATTTGACCAGATCAAGGATTTGGCAATACGTTCCCCCTTTGGTGTGGTACAACTCGACTCTTTCAGCAAGCAATTGACGGCATACGGCTTCAAGTCACACGAACTATATGACTGGACTCGCAGGCTTGGTGACATATCAGCAGCGACGGGAACAGAGGTGAGCCGTCTCGCCTTGGCCTTGGGTCATGTAAGGTCAGAAGGTGCTCTTACTGGCTATACCCTTCGTCAGTTTGCTATGGGTAACGTGCCATTGCTGAAGATGCTTTCTGAGCAACTTGGTGTTACTACCGCCCAGATACGCGAAATGACGCGAAAGAAGCAGATTAGCTTTGAAGACGTTACGACGGCTTTGAAGACCTTGACGGATGGCAACGGAATGTTTGCCAATGCGCAGGAAACGATGGCTGAGGCTCTTAATGCAAAATTCAAGAATCTCCGAGACGCATTTGATTTGATGTGGGGAGATATTGCAGAATCCGGCGTTGGCGACACGCTAAAATCTATTGCGACTGGACTCACTGAACTGACAAAGAGTTGGAAGCCACTTGTAAAGGACATGGCAGCAGGAGCAGCTATGTTTGGCGCAGTAAAGGCAGCAGCGTTACTCTACAATTCGGCATTGGGTCAGACAACCTCCAGTACCCTTGCAAGCGCATTGGCTACAAAGAAACATGAGGCAGAGCAATTACGCATTGCCAGAACCTACCGCTCACTTACTACCGTTGAGCAGATTCGCATGAACACGGCAGGACAGTTGAACGCTATTGATCTGCGTATGTTGCTGAATACTCAGAAACTAAGGGGAGAGGAACTACTTCGTGCCGTGGCCATGGGTAAAGTGAATAAGCAGATGGCAATATCCGCTGTCAATGCCTCAAACCTCGCTAATACCGAGAAACAACTTCTGGCAACCCAGTTGCAGCAATTGAATGGTTTGCGTAGAGGTGCTATGATGTGGACTACCTTTGCAAACTCTATGAAACGCGCAGGTGCAGCCGTTGTTTCCTTTATGGCACAGATGGCTCCTATGGCTGCTATCATGCTCGTAACAGACGCATGGGCTTCAAGACAAGCCGATAAGGATGCGATAAAGAAGCGCATGGATGATATGCGTGAGCAAGCCACTGAGGGCTATCGCAACCTTCAGGAATTACAGAAAAACTTTGCCGTTGGTAGCAGCAAGGGCATGAATGACACGCTTCTTTCGCAGTCTATCGACGATATGGTTGACAAGTTGAAGGATTATGCCGCAAATGCCAATGAAGCCTTCAACAACGCCTTTGAGATTGACAAGGAGGGCAAGGCAGTCCATACTCTCGCAGAACAGTATGAGATACTGGCAAAGGCTCTTTCTGTCACGACTGAGGCATATAAGAAATATCACGAAATCCTTCCCTTGATTGAAAGGGCACTCCAATCATCAGACCCAGACCTCAACTTCATTGAGAGGATCGGCAACTCTGCTTTCGGTTGGATGCTGAATGATAATGCAAAGGCAAGTCTCACTGGCGGATTAACAGCAGCGTTAGACGCATACACCACGAAAGTAAAGGAAGCAACCGTAGCGGAAAATGTTTTCTTGCGTCAAAGGATGGAGGTTGCAAATGTGCTGCAAGGGCTTGGCTATGCCAATGTTCTGGAAATGGATAATGACGAACTCCTTCATCTTATCCGCACCATTAAGAATGAAGTCCCGGACACATTTAGGAAATTCTACCAACTTCTTGGCGAGGATGGAAAGAATGCCCTGAATAACCTTACAATGTCTTGGCGTGGCATGAATGAGGCATATTCACTTGCAAACCTTCGTATGCGTAAGGCAGGCGAAGAGCTGCATGAGTCTATGAAAGCTATGTGGGGTAATGATATGCAGAAATGGCCTGAGGGTTGGCGTGAGGTCGTTATGTTGGCAATGAATAGTGCTACTGCCGACGTTAAGGGCTTTGCAGACCTTTCCATTGACTACCAGAACCTTGTAAGAGACAGTTTCCTCAAACCCTTCAAGATTACCGTTGATAGCGAAGAGGCACAACAGAGAGTAAATAATCTGCTTGTTGACTTACAGAATCTCGTAGGTAAGGAATGGGTCGTAAATATCGGTGTAAAAGGTGAGGATTCCTTTGCCGATGTTGATGCATCCCAAAAAGCATATAAGGATGCGCAGGAGAAAATCAAACGTGCTCAGCAACAATTGAAGAAACTTGGCAATCCCAAAATCGGAGATAAGAATATTTCTGAGGAAGCAAAGAAGGTAATCGAAGACTACAATACCCAGATAGCCAGACGTTCAGCAGCGCGTTCGGTTATAATCTCCTATGGTGCAACACCAGAAGAGCCGAAAGTAAAGAATACTGGCAATGCCAGGAACCGCACAGAAGATGCCCTTGCTAATCGTTGGCAATCAAGGATTGATATTCTGAAGAAATACCGTTCTGAACTGGAAAAATACCAGAAAGTCATGTCGCGTGAGCAAGCCATTGAAAAACTTTCTAAGAACGGCAACTATGCCCCAATGTTCAAAGAGAAATGGTTTTCTGATCCCAATGATTTTGTCGGCTCCATTGACGAGGCCATCAAGAAACTTGGTGATGCCACTGATAAGCGCAAAGAACTTATTGCGAAGTGGGGAACAGAGAAAGAAGATTTCCTTGGTGATGAATTCCGTAAGAGTATAGAACGCTCTGTTAGCGAACTTGGTCGCCTTATGAGCGTTGTAGCCGAGAATTACGACACATACAAGAAATGGGTTGATCTCACTGGCGACACCTCACTTGCTGCTAATATAGCCGGAATTTCAGAGAATACATCAATGTCCGACTGGTTAGAAAGCCGTATGACCGATGAACTCAGAAAGAATGGTGATTCCCGATCTGCTTCACAGATTTTCGGACTTAACGAAAGTGCGGTCAAGGAACTTGGTGAGGATAGTGTCATTTATAAACTTTGGGAGGAATGGCAAAAGAACAATGATAAAATCAAGAAAGAAAACCTTGCTCTTTATGCCGAAGCTATTAAGAACGCCAAAGGTTATGCCGAAAAGATTGCCGACATTAACCGCGAACTCCAAAAGGAGATTGAAGCCATTAAGGAAATGACTGGAGGCAACACCCCTACTGAAGACCAACAGACACAGCGTACTGTTCTTATCAAGAATGCCAACGATACGGCAAACAAGAAGATTGCGGATGAAACATGGAACAACTTCAAGGCTACTGAGGAATGGGGTCGCATATTCGCTGACTTAGACAGAGTTTCAACGTCAACACTCTCGCGTATGCTTGATAAACTACGTGAGATTGCGCCTACCCTGAATGGAAGTGTTGAGTCCACGAAAGCCGTCTATGAAGCCATTGAGAAGGTTACAAATGTCGTAAATGGCAGGAATCCTTTCAAGGCTATTGGTGAATCATTGAGCAACCGCAGTAAGCTCAGTGGCTACTATCATCAGGCGCAGGAAAAAGGCAATTTGGTAGCCAACTCCGAATTGTCGAAACTTCTTGGTGTGAAGTTAGGCTCTACCGTTAGCAAAGACCAGATAAAGGACGGCATGAAGAATGAAAGCGAGTCTTTCCAGAAAGCCATTGGCAAGGTAGTTGAAGGATTGCAGACATTCCAGAACGGACTTGATCTCGTAGGCGGTGTGTTTGATTCGTTGGGTATGTCTGGAGCATCTAACTTTGCTTCAGATGCCTCTGGTATTCTTGGCGGTGCTATGCAAGGCGCGTCTGCTTTGTCGGCACTTGGGCCTTGGGGAATGGCAGCAGGCGCAGGCTTGGGATTGATAAGCGGTTTTGCACAAGTCCACGATAAACGCCTTGAACGTCAAATAGAGAAACTGCGTGAAGACGTTACCAAAATCGAGAACAATACAGCCCTTATCGTGAAAGCCCGCGAACGCACACTTGGTTATGATAGCGGTGATTTAAGACGGACTTATCAGATTCAGTATGCCCCAGACCAGAAACTCATTGATCAGTATGGGAAATATGGTCGTTGGCTTGGCTCATTGGCGAAGGGCTTCACGTCTGAGGCTCAGAAAGCCATGTACGAATACTATCAGCAAAATAATAAGGGTACTGGCTATAAGCAGGAATATGAGAACTTGAAGAAAGAGAGGCAGGACTACATTGATATGTATAATGCCGAATATGATAAGAAGAAAAGCAGTGATGCCGCTCTTGAAGAGTATAAGAAGAAAATCGCCGAACTCGACGATCAGATTCACTACTTCGCCTTAGACCTTGCAAAAGAGTTGTGGAATATCGACCTCAAAGGATGGGCGCAACAGCTAACCGATGCCCTTGCAACAGCTTTCGAGAATGGTACGGATATGGCGAAAGCCTATAAGAATACCGTTGAGGATATTCTTCGCAGTCTTGCAAACAAGATGATACAACTCAAAATTATTGAGCCGATATTCCAGTCGTTACAAGACGAACTTTTTGGCTACCAGAAAGCAGATGGAACTTGGACTAATGGTGTATTTGACAAGGAAAATCCTTTGGGTAGCGCAGATGCAGTTGTTAAAGTTGTATCTCAGTTCTTTGGCAAAGGCGGTAAAGGCGAACAGGCGATTGAGGCTTCAAAAGCCTTCTTGGAAGCATACGAGAGAGCACTTAATCAAGATGGACTCTCTATCAAGAATGTAGATACAAGTTCACTCAGTGGCTCTATTAAGAGCATTACCGAGGAAACTGCCGACATTCTGGCAAGTTATGTCAATGCCATCAGAGCCGATGTAGCCGTTAATAGAATGCTTCTGACTCAGTTTGTATCGGAGTATTGGGGAGCGTATATGCAACAAATTACTGGCATACATTCCACCTTGCAAAACATTGACAAGAATGTGGCGGCTATCACGGCATTAATGAGTGAGAATGGTGCGTTGTACGATATAATTGCAAGTATCAACACCCACCTCGAACGCTATAATACAGGAGTAGAAAAGATCACGGTTCAATAACTCTATGTTTCTCATATTCTTTAGGGTGCATTTCCATTGTGAAGTGCGCCCATTTTTTTGAATAAAAAATTGAGCGATTCGTCACGAACAGCTCAATCAAGAAACTTAATAAAAAATTTGGATATTTTATGAAACTAACTTATCTTAGCCAGTCCAATTCTTCCCTTACCTTGACATCAGAATCGGCTATGATTACTGAGTCTTGGGAATGATTGATAATTACCACCTTCGCCTTATCCTTCTGTTCGACGCGTACGCAGGCATCGTCTAATACGTGAACCAATACAAAGGCGTTTCCACTGGCTAATATTTTTATGTCTGAGCTGTCACGCACATATATCAAGCCTTGGTTCCTGGCATTGTAGCGTATGGTAGATGTGGACTTTCCACAGACCAAAGCCCGGGCAGGATTCAATAGAGAATATTTGTCATCGACGAGGACGTTGCTTTCGCGTCTGAATTCCAAGTCGAAATTATCCTTGATGAATTGGTTGGTTGGATAGCGGTATTTTAGGCAGAAATCCATGCCCTCAAAAAACTTATCAACCATTTTCTCTTTATTCCAGTCGTTTTTCCAATCGCCCTGCCACTGCTGACACAGACCGAAGGAAATCGCCGTACTACGAAGTTGATTATTTAATGCCGTTAATTCCATATCATATAATTTTTGTGCAAAGATAAGAAAAAAAAGCGATAACCGTCACCATAATTAGACATTTGTCAAATATTTTGCCCAAAAGCCTCCATATTCATCTATTTTATTGCAAATATTTATTTAACTTTGTTGCAAAATTAAAGTCATGGAAATTCGCAAATTATATATTCAGCAAATGGATTTCGACGGATTGCAGTACACGAAAGGTATTGCAGTTGATTTATTGGATAAATTCAATATCGGATGCGAGGAATTTCCTTTCAAGAAATATCCAGAGGCAAAGGAACTGCCAAAGCGGGATTGGCCCGGAGAGGATGGCGTTGAGAGCTTTGTACCAAAAAAAATACCCATGAAAGCCTACGACATAGAAGTTACCTTTATCTACAAAGGCACTGAGGCTACGATGCAGAAAGACATTGATGACTTCATTATGTTTCTCTATGGCAGGAATGAAGGTGCTACTGGATCAATACTTGCTATCTATGATGAACACGTCAAAATAGGTCGTAAGGATGTAAGATGCCAAAAAGTCCACAACGAACTCTATTACGATGAAGAGTACGATGATGAAAAAATCGCTAAGTTTAAAGTGATTTTCAGTGTGGATGATCCCATAACCGAGGTGACTCCGAAATATACGATAAGAGAGGGTGCAAAGGTAATATCCGACTTGGAATTTGACACAACAAACTAA